CTCTCTTTACAAGTGCGGCTTCTTCAGCGGTTGGCTCTTGCTGATACTGTGCGTTCCACTGGAACACAGGCATAGATGCTTTGGTACGCAATAATGCGTCTAAGTTAAAAAACTCAGGCCACAAAGGTTTTTGTTCTGATTTCTCAGTTTCTTTATTTATAATATCTAATATAGCAGGAAACTCTACAACTTCATACTGGTCAGCTTTCTCATTCTGCCCCATATCTTTAGTCACACGCCCCGTCAGATCATCCATGTGCCAACGTGTTTGTATAATAGCCACACGACCCCCTGGCATTAGTCGGGTTCGTGCACCATATGTAAACCACTCGTATGCTTTTTCAAATACTCCGAAGTTACCATTGATAACATCTTGCTCAGAGTGGGGATCATCAACAAGAAGTAAATCAGCACCACGACCAGCTATAGATGAGCCAATACCACACGCATAATACTCTCCGCCCGAATTAGTATTCCATCTTCCCGCTGATTTAGAGTCTGCTGCAAGCTGTACAGTGGGGAATATAGCCTGATATTCGTCTGTAGATATTAAATTACGCACTTTTCTACCAAAATCTACAGCTAAATCTGTAGTATGAGATACCATCATCACTTTTTTGTTAGGATTTCTACCTAAAAACCATGCAGGAAAAAATATAGACACTAACTGGGACTTACCATGACGTGGTGGTATGTTTACACATATTCTATCTTTTTTACCTTGTTCTATATCCATTAACATGTTTGCCAGCATCCTATGATGCTTACCCACAATATAATCTGGCTGCATATGTTTACAAAATGCTATAAGATCGTCGTATATAGTCTTGATTTTCTTACGTTTTCCTAGTTCATCAACTAATTTATCTATTTCCATGACTTCTTCAGTCGTATATTTGTCTAAATTAGCCAACATTACGCCAATTTCGTCTTCAGAAAAGTCGATAATAGCTTCACTCATCTTTAGTTTTCCAAAAATACTCGTCAGTATCCCCTAATCGGGTCATATTTCCGTTTTCTACCTGATATTCTATGGTACTAACCTTAAAATCAGGGTCTAATGGCTTCTGTGGGGTCAAAGAATTGTCATAAACTCTCATTCTGTTGTTCGGATAAAGGCAAAACTGCCCATTTTCTAGTTTTAACAGGTTACTAGACTTATGTTCTTCAGGAGTTTCGCTTGTGCTATAATCAATTCCGTTAGCATCTGCATGATAATTGTCTATTGTGCATATATACGAACCTGTCAACGTCCCATAATCTCTACTTAATATCTGAAAATCCATTGATCCAATAAACTGTTTAGTAATAGATACCACACCATAATCCATACAGTTCCAAAACTGTAGATTTGGTAAACTAAGATCAGGATCAGGTGTTTTAGGTCTGGATAAAAACGCACTTATAGGTAATTTATCAAATAGTGCTCCGTATTGCGGTAGATATGTCTCAAAATAAAACGCTCTACCAGGGATAGACTTACACGAAACCCATACACCCTCTACAAACTCTCCATGTCCATCTTTTAAATCTCTCAAATATTCTCTTCTAACCCATACTTTTTCTGCTGGCATATTACAAATCAATTCACTCATCCTTTAATCCTAGCTCCTTATCAACATCAAATGATTCCCCATCAATTATAACGGGATCTTTATCTCTGTCATCTTCTACTTTTACTAATTTATTTAACTTCGCACGTAACTTCTCTCGTAAATCATCAGTGGACTGATGTGTTACTGTAACTTCAGACTTTTCTGCAAACAAACTAACATCAGACATTTTACCCAAAAGCTCCAAAGCACGTATACGCACTTTAGGATCAGGGTTTTCAGTTTCTAATAATAACTTATTGGTAACGAGATGTCTTATGTGCGTAGCACTCTCAACAACAGACTGCCCAAACTCTTTTAAAATATTGTTTGTTAACACAAGACTTGCAGGTGTAAGTGTAGATGCTTTGTTTGTAGTAACTTTTTTAGATGTAGTTTCGGGATCGTCTGCATACGCAACAGTTAATTTTGCTGCAATGTCTTTGTCTTCTTTGGTAGGTTCTAAGTTTAAACCGTGTTTTTCTAGTTCTTTGGCAGTCTCAGCCGCATGCTTCGTCCGTGTCTTTAAATCTACGGGTGGTAGATTAGGAGAGAACTCAATACCTAACTCAGGTTCTACAGTTATAGTCATACATATTCATCGCAGGTTGTTAACCGATATTTCATATATACATAAAAAATTTTTTTCTGCAAGTAGTTTGGGACTCCAAAGGGGGGGTCTTCCTATATAGAGGGGGGTGGGGGTCGAATCTGAGAATTTTTGCAATCGTTTGTGCAGATTAGTAATATATAGAAAATATGTATAGATAACATATATAAAGGTGCATGAGGGTATGGTAGGGTAAGAAATAATACATTTTTGTCTATTTACCTATGTACTAACACGTTTAGATATGGTCTATTAATAAACATCAGAGCAAATAATGCTTTGTGTTAACCTTGTTAGTCATTGACTAACACTTTTTATGAAAGGACATTATCATGTCTAAAAAATCTACTAACGTCTTGGTTAAAGACGAAAATTTAACCAAATTCTTTAAGCATACTAAATCTATTATCAGCGCAGAAAAAAGTACTGAAAGCGCAAATAGATTATTTTGTGCTTGGGCGATAGCTTTATATCCTAACGTAAAAGCTGATAAAGTTTATCTTAACTTTACTAATCCAAATACTAAAAAATCAAATCTTAGTAAAGATGAGTATAACATTCTTAAAGACACTATTGCTAAGGCAAAATATAATGCTACTGATTTTAAGCTTTATAATTGCGAAGATCTTGTTAACACTTACAATGTTAAAAAGAAAACAGCAAAATATAAATCTATTGCTGACAAAAAACGCAAGTTGAGAGCACAACCTGATAGCATACTTAACAAGATGGTCAATACTTTGGTTAATGCTACTAAGACCAAAACCAAAGGTGGTAGTAGACAAGGCAGCAAGTATGATCAAATTGATAAGTTATTTGCTACGTTAGTCACTAAGCTTAATGCTAATGCTACTGACAAGAGCATCAAATGGATAGCTAATAATGATCTTGAAAGCATCAAGAAACATATTACTAATGCTCGAGCTTGTATCAGTAAAGCTTAACATCTTAACAAGGGATAGCAAATTGCTATCCCTTTATTTTTATTGGAGAATATAAAATGGAAAAATACATTTTAAATGGTATTGAATATGATAATCATAGGCAGTACCAAACCGCATATAATAACTTAATAAGGAAAAATATGATGGCATCATATAAAAAAGATCTTAAAGATATACCTATTAAACAACGTAAAAGACCAAAAATAAAACGTTATAAAGTTTATGATTTTAAAAATGGTAATCCATTTAATATGTCATTTATTGACGTTGTTTTATCTACTATTTGCTTTATGTTATTTTTATTAACTATCGCATTATATACATTACCTATTGATACTACTTTACATTGGTAGTTATTTGCTCGATCAAATTAATTTTTGGTCGGGCATTTTTTTTGCCCAAAAAAAGAAACCAGTTACTGAAGTCGCATTGAGCCGATCGTATTTTTGTTAGTCAGCCACTAACACGTCACCACATGAAACCAGTTACTGAAGTCGCATTGAGCCTATTGTTCGTTTTTTATTGTAATGTTCTGCGAATGTTCGGCTAATGTTCGTTTTTTGCAAGTGTTAAACGTACATTATGTTCTGATGGTATATAGTGTTAGTCAGTGACTAACTGTTTAGTTTCTTACTTAGTAGAACTTAGCAAATTTTAGTAAATCTTAGTTTTTATATATAATGTTCGTTTTTGTAAATAATACTTAGCAACATTATGAACTACTTTTGAAATGTTCGGAGGTCGTGAGCGTCTCGAGGCAGGTGTCCAATTCTCTAAAAAACCGAACATTAGAACATTACAATATAATCAAGAACTTACACGGATTTAAAAACGAACATTGCAGAACATTACAGTACATCACACGATTTACTACAGGAACACACTACAAGACACACCTACACACGTTCTGAAGAAACTTGACACCATCTGATACTTGTGCTATAATATAAGAACAATCAAGAAAGGTTCTTGATTTCGGCACTTACGCCATAACATAACACGGAGGTATCATATGTCACGTTCTACTAATATTGTTAGTCAGCCACTAACAAAACGTCGTAAGCCACGACGACAAGAATACAAAAGGCTACCAAAAGGAACCACGTCACACTTCGAGTGGCAAGGTAACAAGTTTGTGGAGATTTTCATGATTCACGGTTTCCGTTACGTCAAGCACTTCACACACGATAACAATACTAACTTTAACCATAGTAACTAAGGAGATACTATTATGAATACATCAAATATCAAAACTGTTAGTCAGCCACTAACAAATACCCCATCTATATCTAGTTCGGCAACGCTTGTCGAGTTAGGCATATCAAAGTG